TCTCAGTATCTGTGAATAGCTGTTCCCCCATAGCAAAAGATGCGTCATCATGGTCTCCCTGAAAATGAACGAGGTCATTTCCGGATTCGGTGCATCGTGCAGGAGAAAGTACAAAGGATGTCTTGTGTCCCGCTTTTTACCTTCATCGACATAGCGATAAAGGTGCAAGGGCAAGCTTGCAACGGTCTCAGCGATGACTCTGACACAAGCGTAAACCGCCGCCGATTGCATGGCGTTTTTCTCCGTCACCTGTTTGCCGGAAAAGGACGGAGCAAAGAAAAATCGGAATACTGACGGTTTTGTCAGCTCCGGCTTGTCTCGGCTTTTGAATAGATTTTTTAGAAGTCCCAGAGGACATCACCTCCTTGCATTTTTCTAAAAGAGTAGCAACCCTCGCTCGTCATAAACAGAGCCGGAGTCACTCCCTTGATTTCTGATTGCCCGATCAAGGGCCATGATAAGAGCTACCGCTCCGTCAATTCGCTCGGTTGATTTTTCCTTGTCCGGCTTGATGTTTCCAGCCGGGTCAGTGCGAACAAAAATATTATCAACGCACCAGCGAAGAACAGGATGCCCGCCGTGTGCGAGTTTTTCTTCCAAGACCAGCTTCATCAACTCTTTAGTCGGAGGACTCATGTCCTTGTATCCTTGCCCGAAGGGAACTACGGTAAAGCCCATGTCTTCCAAGTTCTGGCTCATTTGCACCGCACCCCAGCGATCAAAGGCGATTTCACGAATGTTGTATTTCATGCCTAAGTCTTCAATAAACTTCTCAATAAAACCGTAATGCACAACATTGCCTTCAGTCGTAAGAAGAAAGCCTTCTTTTTTCCAGACATCATACGGCACATGGTCTCGGCTTACCCTAAGCGGCACATTCTCTTCCGGTATCCAAAAATACGGAAGGACAAAATAAGGCTCCTCATCTGTTTCCGGAGGAAAGACCAGGACAAAGGCGGTCAAGTCGGTCGTGCTTGAAAGGTCAAGCCCGGCGTAGCAAACACGGCCGAGAAGCTCTGTTTTGCTGGCCGGGAAGCTGCAGGCATCCCACTTTTCCATCGGCATCCAACGGACAGACTGCTTCACCCATTGATTGAGCCTTAACTGCCTGAAGATATTCTCCTCAGCAGGGTTTTGCTTGGCGCTGTTGCAGGCAAGTCGAAGTTTTTCAATATCAACGGTAATACCAAGTGAAGGATTGGCCTTCTTCCAGACTTTCTCATCTGTCCAATCTTCATCCTCATCCGCTCCGAAGATGACAGGGTAAAAGCTCGGATCCCGCTTTCTCCCTGCAAGGATATCCTCCGCTTTTTGATGAACTTCCCAGCAGATAGAGTGCCTATCCGTTCCCGCTGTTGTGATCAGGAAGTAGAGCGGCTGCTTTCTAGCATCGCCCGAGCCTTTGGTCATAACATCGTAGAGCTGGCGGTTAGGCTGAGCATGAAGCTCATCAAAAACAACTCCGTGAACATTGAGACCGTGTTTGGTATAAGCTTCGGAGGATAAGACTTGATAAAAACTGTTTAGAGGTTTATAAATAAGCCGCTTCTGTGATATCAAAGGCTTGATTCTGGCCTTCAGCGCAGGGTTTTGTTCCACCATCTGCACAGCGACATCAAAGACGATGGATGCCTGCTGACGGTCGGCAGCACAGCCATAAATCTCGCCTCCATATTCAAAGTCGCCGCAGGTCAGGTATAAAGCAATGGCAGCGGCAAGCTCACTCTTGCCTTGTTTTTTCGGTATCTCAACATAAGCAAAGTTAAACTGCCGATAGCCGTTAGGTTTTACGATGCCGAAGAGGTCGCGGACAATCTGCTCCTGCCAGTCAATCAAATCAAAGGGCTTGCCGTACCACTCGCCCTTAGTATGTTTAAGGAGATTGATGAAGGTCACAGCACGATCCGCCATATCCTCATCGTAGTGGGATGTGGGCAGCATGAATTTTGTCGGTGTATAGTTTTCAAGTTTTCTCATGCCGTCCTCCTCTCCAAATAAAAAAAACGACCCCTTAGGCCGTACTACGAGCAAAAGCCCCTAAGGGCTGATGCACTTTATTTTTCAGTTGTAACTAGGCGTGCTCAAAGCACCATTTGATGGCGTGACCGCTGTCTTTAAATCGCTCTTCCGGTTCCGCTATTAGAGACAATCTTGCATCAAGCTCGCTCGGAGCATCTTCAAGGTCGACCATCTCATAGATTCTTGCTAGGTAGCCGCCATTTTTTGCAGGAGCAGCGAAAAACACCTGGTCATTCCACCGTACGACTGCTGAAAAGTACTGGTCTCTATGCTTGCCAAGTTTTCTTAATGTTGTAAAGTCTCTCATTTCTGGCAGCTCCTTTTGAGGTATTCGTTCCAGCTGATTTCGCCGGCTTCATAAGCGGCTCTTGCAGGGTCTTTTTCCTTCGCTAAACGCTTCTTTTCTTCAAGTCTCTTCGTTGCTTCTAAAAAACTCTTTCTTTTTAATTCCTTGTTTGTCATATCCTTGACCTCCCTTGTTTTTGTACGTACATATTCGCTCTAAAAGAGGTAAAAGCCAAGTCCTAAAAGCCTTTATTTGCAGGGTTTTAAGCCTACTTATGCACAAATTATCAGCAAGATTACCTGTCGCTATTGGACAAGTATTTCTCATCACCTGTAAGAATAAACCTGCCGTAGTCGGCTCTGTTTTCCTCGATGAAAATCACCAATTCGTAAAAGTCCATCTCATTAGCGATGCGCTGCACCATATAGCTGTCCAGCATATTGGTCTTGCCGCTGTCACGGATAGTAATGATTTGCTCTTTTAAGCTCATTCATCAATCCTCCTCGCAGAATCCTCACCATAAACGACATTGAGTCCCGAGCCGTTGTCCCAGCGGACAAGGATGCTTCCGATGTCATCGACGGCAATCACCGTGCCTTTCGTACCTACAGGAGGCGCCTGCGGATCATCCATCTTTAAAAGCTCCACTCTGGCTCCTCTTGGATAGGATTTCCTTAGTGCTTCAAGAGCATGTTTGTTAATCGTTCTCACGGCTTTCCTCCTTAGAATGACGGTAAGCGGAAGAACCGCTCAGGTTTTGAAGCAGCATTCTTCTTGCGTCCTTGTATTCCTCACCGATGTAGCCGAGCCTTAAGAGAAAACAGCGGAAGCTGTACTTCTCGTTGTCCGTCACGGTTTCCCGTTCCAGAACCCTCGTCTGTTCTCTCGCCATCTGGCAGAGCTTGGAGACAAACTCCGTATAGACTTTTGCTTCGTCAGCTCCAAGGATGCGGTCAAACCAGGGAAAGTCCACCGTCTCGATGTTTCGTTCTGCTGTGGTGCGGTCGGCGTTCAAGGCTTTCTTTATGAGTGCCCCCTTGGATTCCAAGATCCGGTCCAGCTTCTGCATGGTTTCTGTTGTAAAGAACTCGGCCGGAAAGGAAATGGTAAAACCGTCTTTTACAGTCTCAAAGCCCTGTGCTTCAAGTTCTGCGACAATCCTCTCAACATCATCTCTCAAGAAATTAACGCCCCAAATCATCGTGCCGTCTTTTTCTAAAAAAGAGTTTCCAATGCGGTAGCTCATGGACGGCATGCCAAGGTAGTTCACTTCCGTTTCGAGTGTCTCCGCCAGTGCTTTGGCGAGGTCTTTTCTTTTGTATCCCTCGAGGGAAAATCTTGTTTGCATGGTTTTTTCCTCCTTCTTTTTGTAGGTACATGTTCGCTCTAAAAGGAAGATAAGCCAAGTCCTAAAAGCCTTTATTTGCAGGGTTTTTGGAAGATTTATCCGACAAATTTACAGCTTCTTGTTTGTTAAGATTTGACGGTCTTCACAAGTTTTTCGTAGGGGATTTTCTTGCCGTCCCGCTCCACAAAAACACCTGTTGCATCACCGTTTTTATACTCCACATACCGTCTTAAAATCACAGAAGCATACTTGTCATCAATCTCCGCCATGTAGCAGATACGGTCGGTCTGTTCGCAGGCAATGAGGGTAGAACCGCTGCCGCCGAACAAATCAAGAACGATGCTGTTTGCCTGGCTAGAGTTTTGAATGGGATAGCTTAAAAGGTCAATCGGCTTTGAGGTCGGATGGTTCTCGTTTTTCTTAGGCTTGGCAAACTGCCAGACTGTCTTTTCCGCACGGCCCGCATACCACTTGTGCTTTCCTTTTTTATTCCAGCCAAAGAGAATCGGCTCATGCGACCACTGGTAAGGTGACCTTCCGAGAACCAGCGAGTCTTTTGCCCAGATGCAGACACCAGACAAATGAAAACCGGCATCTTCAAAAGCTTTTCTAAAAGTGAGGCCTTCCGTGTCCGCATGAAAGACATAAGCGGATGCTCCGGCTTCGGAAACATCAATCATGTTCTTAAAAGAGCTGAGGAGAAAGTCATAGAATTCATCCGCTTTAAGATTGTCGTTTTTAATGGATAGACCGGATGCACTCTCATAACTCACAGCATAGGGCGGATCGGTCAGGATAAGGTTCGCTTTTTTTCCGTCCATGAGCTTTTGTACATCTTCACGTTTTGTTGCGTCACCGCAAATAAGCCGATGCTTTCCGACCGTCCAGACATCGCCCGCCTTCACAAAGCTTGCTTCCTCCAAAGCGGCAGTCAGGTCGAAGTCGTCTTCTTCCGTTTCGATTTCACCTAAGAGCTTATGAAGCTCGGCGTCTGTAAAACCTAAAAGATCTAGGTCAAAGTCCGCTCCTTCCAGTTCGGAAAGTTCTATTGAGAGCATTTCTTCATCCCAGCCGGCATTCAATGCAAGCCTGTTGTCGGCCAAAATATAGGCGCGCTTTTGCGCTTCGGTCAGATGTTCCACAAATACACAGGGAAGCTCCGTCAAACCTTCTTCTTTGGCGGCTAAAACCCGGCCATGTCCTGCCAAGATGTTGTAATCCTTGTCAATCAAGCAGGGATTGATGAATCCGAACTCACGGATAGAACTTCTAAGCTGCAGAATTTGCTCCTTGCTGTGCGTTCTGGCATTCCTCGCATATGGGACGAGTTTATCGATGGGGACTTTCTCAAAATGTTCTGTCATTTTCATAGACTCACCCCCGTATGAAGCAAAAGCCCTGCCAGGTCATTTTCCCAAGGCAGCCTGCCGTCGCCGAAGTGGCCTGTGACAGCAAGGGAGGCATAAGAGCCCCGCCTGAGGCGGAGATATTGAATCATGGGCAAGACAGACAAGGGGAAAAGCGTCTCGCATTGTTCCCTGATGGTTTCAAGATCCTTTTTCTCCGTACCGAAACAGTCGATGTCCCAGTAAAGAGGATCGGGCTTGCCGATGGCATAGGCTATGGAAACTTCACATTCTTTTGCCAATCCTGCAGATACAACACTGCGTGCAATGAGCCGCGCCATGTAAGCTCCCGACCTGTCCACCTTGGTCGGATCTTTCCCGGAAAAAGCTCCGCCGCCGTGCTTGGAAAGCCCACCATAGGTATCGACAGCGAGTTTTCTTCCGGTAAGCCCGGTGTCTGCCGCAGGCCCGCCTATAACAAAGCGTCCTGTCGGATTGACGAGGATATCTTCTTCGTCAAAGGGAAGAATATTGTTAAGCACCGGATGGATGACATGCTTTAGGACTTCTTTTCGCAAATCGTTTGTCGTGATGGATTCATCATGCTGAGTAGAGAGAACCACCGAGTGGATTCTTGAAGCTTCATCTTCTTCGTACTCCACGGTCACAAGACATTTTCCGTCGGGCTTCAGCCCTGAAACGACACTGTTTTCTCGTACTTCTTCAAGTCTTGATGTGAGCCTTCTTGCCAGCACCAAAGCCAAAGGAAGAAAGCCGGGCGTTTCATCCGTCGCATAACCGTAGACGATTCCCTGATCGCCTGCACCGAGCAGGTCTTCCGAACGGTTTACGCCACGGGCGATATCGGGGCTTTGCTTATGAAGCCGCACCTTGATGCGAAATTCCGAAGGTGTATATCCGGCAGAGCGAAGCGTGTATTTTACAGCTTTTCGGATATGTACTTTTGCCGTACTTGTTACTTCTCCCGCAACTAAAATGAGTCCCTTAGTTGCCATGACTTCCACAGCGACTCGGGACTCGGGATCTTTTTGCAGGTAGCTGTCAAGTATGCTGTCGGCGATATAATCACAAAGCTTGTCCGGGTGCCCCTTGGTCACAGACTCCGCTGTTTTATAGTGTTTCATCTTGATTTTCCTCCGTTTCGATAATGTGTATTTGAACCCGCCTTAACTACTCGGAAAGTCAGTTCGTCGGTCATTCCTTTTTCTTTCGCAGGAGCCACTCCATCATGTCGTCTTGAGGAGTGGAGATAAATGCGGTCGTTGTGTTTTGCTTCACGATGTCAAAAATCTCATACCAGATGAGATTTGCCTGTTTCTGAAAGTTCTGGCTCATCGAAACAAAGGGACTTGCTATTGCGCCGCCGGTGGTCGGATGTTTTCCTAAAAGGCCATAGGTGCTGATTGCTTCCTCGCATTGAATGAAACGTGCGAAGGCCTGAGCGTAAGATTCAATGAGCCTGGGGTTCACGAGCTTTTCGCAGCGTCTTTCTTTTAACCAGAGCCAGGTTTCTTCATAGATCTCGTCCGCACCTAAAGGTTTCCCGTCCTTTTGCCTTGCGGAAAGGTAGTCCGACGGCTCGGGCATGTCTTCACCATATAAATCCGAGATGCCTTTAGGCTCATCCGGAGCAAAAAGGGCATCCGGATCAAAATCGTGTGTTTCTAAAATATTTGCTTCTTTTCCAGCGGCAATCTTATCAACGAGAGGGTCCGGCTTGCTGCCGGCCTTTACACGTCGGCCGCCTCTGTAGGTTCCGTCTCTTGCCACAAGGCACCTCCTTTCCGTATAAAATAAAAAAGGGGTTTAATCCCCCGTTTGAATTGAACTTTTTTCGCGCGTGACCCACCGCCCGTTGCTCGGAAAATCTTCCGTATAGATTGAGACCCCCCTACCGGGTCAGCTCCACCTGTCGCCACGCTCAGCATGAATCCTCGAGTGACAAGACTTGCAAAGAGCCATCAAATTATGCTGTTTATTCGTGCCGCCTTCTGACAAAGGAACGATGTGATGAACTTCTTCAGAGGGAGTGAGCTTCCCATTTCGTTTGCACTCCTCACACAAAGGGTGAGCCCTGATGTAGCGGTCACGGATGCGTTTCCACGCTCTGCCGTACCGTCTTCTTGTCTCTGGATCCCTTTGGTATTTTTCGTATCGTCTTGCTTCCTCCTGCTCATGCTTCTTACAAAACCTTCCCTCAACAAGCTCGGGGCAGCCGGGATAAGAACAGGGGCGCTTCGGTTTTCTTGGCATCAAGCACCTCCCGCATAAAAAAACCTGCAGCATCGCCGCAGGTCTTCTGAGTTTTTCCTA